TAGAGCAGTTCACGTTATCGAACCATTTGATATACCTGCCGAGTGGGACCGTTATAGAACACTAGACTATGGACTAGATATGTTAGCTTGCTATTGGATAGCAATAGACCCACAAGGGCACGAATTTGTTTATAAAGAGTTATATGAAAACGATTTGATTATTTCAGAGGCAGCAAGAAGAATACTAGAAGTAAATGGAGACGATAAAATAAAATATACATACGCTCCACCTGATTTATGGAATAGAAGAAACGATACAGGTAAGAATGCTTATGATATTTTTAGAGAAAATGGAGTTATCCTAACAAGGTCATCAAATAATCGTGTTTTAGGATGGTATGCAGTACAAGAGCATCTAAAGATTGAGGAAAAGAAAGATGAACAAACAGGAGAGACTCTAAGAATAAGTAAATTAAGAATATTTAATACGTGTAGGCATTTAATAAGGACACTTCCAGTCATTCAAAGGGATGATAAAAACCCAAATGATTGTGCAAAAGAGCCACACGAACTAACACACGCCCCTGATGCTTTAAGGGGTTTTTGTATAGAAAGAACAAAAGCAACACGAATAATGAGCGAAGAAGAGCTAATGTATGAAGAGTCTAAACGACAAAGAAGAAGATTAGGAATATTAGGAATAGCTGGAGCAACAGCCACACGAGACTATATGAAATATGGAGGTTAAAATGATAATTTTAGTAGCAATAGAAACCATTTTACTTCTTTTAATCTTGTTTTATTTAGTTAAAAAGCCAAAAAAAACAGAACCAAAGGTTAGATTAACAAGAGAAGAGAAGGAAAAACTAGAAAAAGCAAAAGAAGCTTTTAAAAATCTAATGGAATATGATGAAGAGAAAGCTTTAAAAAGGAAGTGATTAAATGCAGACAAAGGACTGGGAACTATACGAAGCTGGTATAAAGTATAACCAAGCTATGTATGGTGATGATAAGAACTATTATGATGTAATAGATGCCAATATAGCTTTTGCGACAGGAGACCAATGGAGAAATGTAGTTGCTGATGGGCTACCTAAACCTGTTTTTAACATCATAAAGAGAGTAAAACAATTTAAAATAGCATCACTTAAAGCAGATAACATTTCTATTTCGTTGGAACCAATGGAATATAGACCACAAACTAACGATTTAATAATGCAACAAAAGGTAAAAAATACCGATTTAGCAAACGCAGAAATAAAAAATGTGTTAGAGAACATAAATTTTGATGCCAAGTCAAGAACATTACTTAGTGATGGTTTTGATACAGGAGATTGGTGCTTACATTTTTATTTTGATATGGATGAGCAACCATTTAAACAAGTAAACCCTGAAATAAAAGGTTTAATTAAAGCCGAGATAATCGACAGTACTAATGTAATGTTTGGAAACCCAAATACAAGACAAGTAGAAAAACAACCTTATATTATTTTAGTAGGAAGAGATTTAGTAAAAAATCTAAAAGAAGAAGCCAAAAAGAACGGAAAAAGTTCTGATGCAATCAAACCAGACTCAGAAACAGGTTATCAAACAGGTGATAATGGAAAAGTTGAAAATGATGCAGCAGGATATGAAAAAGCTCTTTATATTATTAAATATTATAAAGAGAATGGTAAGGTATACGCCAATAAAAGTGTAAGAGGTCAATATATCTATGAAAAGAAAGAGACAGGACTAAACTATTATCCAGTAGCTTTCAATAACTGGGAGGAAGTAAAAGGTTCTTACCACGGTAGAGCTGAAACAACAGGAATTATACCTAATCAAATAGCAATAAATAAAATGTTTGCTATGGTTATCTATCATTTGATGCTAACAGCCTTCCCTACAGCAGTTTATGATGCCGATAGAATTGAGGGTTGGACAAACGAAATAGGAGCTCAAATACCTGTTACAAACCTTCAAGGAGACTCAATTCGTAACATAGCAGGGTATTTAGAGCCAGCAACAATGTCAGGGCAAATAATGCAAGCTATAGAGTTAGCTATGCAATACACCAAAGAGACTTTAGGAGTAGGAGATGCTTCTTTAGGAAACGTAACAATGAATAATGCAACAGCAATCATAGCAATACAAAAGAGTGCAGCAGTACCACTAGAGAATGTAAAAGCTGCTTTCTATGAATTTGTAGAAGATTGTGGAAAAATCATAATAGATATGATGGCAACTTACTATGGAATAAGACCAGTTGTTGTTACAGGACCTCTTAATGAAAGAACTGTAGAGTCATTTAACTTTGAAATTTTAAAAGATATGTGGTTACACATCAAAATAGATGTAGGAAATGCTTCTTACTTCTCTGAAGTAGCATCAGTTCAAACATTAGATAACTTATTAAACAACGGAATGATAGAATTTGTTGAATATCTAAAGAGAATACCTGATGAAATCATACCAAATAAGCAAGAATTAATTACATCAATCGAACAACAAGATGTTTATAAACAAGCAATCTATAACTTAATGGGTAAATTCTTAGATACACTACCACCTGAATTAAGAACATCACTAACTCAATTAAACCCAGAACAAATGGAAATGAGAATTCTAGAAATGATGGGAGCTTTAGATGATGGTACAGGTTATAACACAGTACAAGATATGGAAAACCCATTACCTACGCCTGATGAATTATCAGGAACCCTACAAATGGGAGAACCTGGAGCAATACCTTTAATGGAAGGACAAACAGAAGTAGGAAGAAACGCAGTTGACAAAATGGCAGAACTTCAAGATATAGGAGGTTTACAATCGTGAGTAAAAAAGAAGATATAAAAAAGAAAAAGAAAATAGAAGCTTTAAAACAAAGAAGAGAAGAAGCTATGAAAGAAGCAGGAGCTAGAGCAGCAAGAACTATGGGAAAAGCAACAGCGGAAAAAGATGCTTTTCAAGAAAACCAAGTAGGAGAAAGATATAAAGATGTAAATCCTATTATAAGTAATGGAGCATTTGGTATTACAACTCCTAAAAAAGCAGATGATAATTTAACACAAGCTGAATTAAATAGAAAAATGAAAAGAAAACAAAACAAGCTACCTTAATAGGTAGTTTTATGTTGCCAAAATATGAGGAAAGGAGGAACATCCTTACCTCTTATAAAGTACCAATTGGCAGCATAAAAGTACTTATTAAAGTACTATGCCCAACCATAGGCAGAGGAGGAATTTTAAATGGAAAATGAAGAAGTTGTAGAAAGTATACCAACAGAAGCAACAGACTCAAATGATGACTTTTTTGCAGACATTGATGAAGAAGTAATCAATGAAGAAGGAAGTCAAGAGGAAGAACCACAAGAGGAAAACGAACCAAGTGAACCTCAAGAGGAGAAGCCTGAAGTAGATTTAGAACCTTTGTTAAAAGCTTTATCAGGAAAGATTAAGTATAACAAAGAAGACCACGAGGTAAAGTCTATCGAGGACCTAATTGAAAACTATCAAAAAGGTTTAAATTACGATAAGAAATTACAAGAGTTAGAAAATCTACAAAATAGCAAACTTGAAAAGTATGCTAAACAAAAAGCTGATGAATTAGGTATTTCAGTTGATGAGTATATGGACAAAGTAGAACAATACGAAAAAGACCAGCAAAAAGCTCAAGAACAAGAACGTTTAGAGCAAATGATTGAAAATGGAGTACCTGAAGATGTAGCAAGAGAAGTTATTGCTACAAGTCAGTTAAGAAAACAATTACAAGCTAAAGAAAACGAACTTAAGGCAAAAGAAAGGGAACAAGCAGAAAAGGAAGCTAAAGATAAAGAATATGCCGATTTCTTGAAAGAATTCCCTGATGTAAACCCTGAAGATATACCTAAGGAAGTTTTTGAAGAAGCTGAAAAGAGTTCTTTGAGTAATGCTTACTTAAAATGGCAATTAAAAGAAACAAAGAACAAATTGTCAGTAGCTGAGCAAAACGAAAAGAATTCCAAAGCAACTATTGGTTCTGTAACAGAAACAGGACAAACAAAAGAGAAGCACGAAAAAGATTATTTCTTAGAAGGCTTCGAAGAATAAAGGAAGGAAGGATAAAATATGGCATTAGGAATAAATTTAGCCCAAAAATACGAAAAAAAAGTAGATGAAGCGTTTAAAAAAGCATCATTTACAGCACCATTAGTAAACAACGATTATAATTTTGATGGAGTAGATACAATTCACATTTATCGTATTCCAACAGTACCATTAAACAACTACACAAGAACTGGAGTTAACCGTTATGGTACACCAGCAGAATTACAAGATGATTATGATACTTACCAATTAACTACTGATAAAGCATTTACATTTACTATTGATAAAGGAAATAACCAAGACCAATTAAATGTAAAAGATGCAGGACGTGCACTTAAGAGAGAAATCGACCAAGTAATCGTACCAGCTCAAGATAAGCAAGTACTTAGTGTATTAGGTACTACTGCAAAAGGAAACACTGGACATAGTGCAACTGGAGCAATTACTAAAGCAAATGCTTATGAAAAATTCTTAGATGGACAAGAAGTATTAGATAATTCTTTAGTACCAACTGAAGGAAGAGTAGCAGTAGTAAACACAGCTTTCTATAAAGCTATTAAACTAGACTCTTCATTCACTAAGACTGGAGATATGGCTACTAAATTAGCTTATAAAGGTTTAGTTGGAGAAATTGATGGAGTACCAGTAATTAAAGTACCAGCTTCATATATGCCTACTGATTGTGATTTTATTATCACTCATCCAATTGCAACTATTAACCCTAAGAAGTTAACTGATTATAAAATCCATAGAGACCCACCAGGAATTAATGGTAACTTAGTTGAAGGTCGTGTAAGATACGATACTTTCGTTCTTGAAGCAAAGAAAGATGCTATTTACGCACATTTCGAACAATAATTAAATCAAGAGTTTATCTCTTGATAAAAGGACTCTTAAGAGAGTCTTTTTCTGAGGAGGTAAAATATGACAGTAGAAGATATTTTTAATATAACAATGTCATTAATTGATGAGATGTTAGCTGATGGTTCACTAGATGAAGCAACAGTAGCAGAATATCGTGGTAAAACACCTACAATTTTAACAATGTTACAAAGCGAAATCATAGGTATCGAGAATAGATACCGTGAAAAGGATGATTATGAATATCCTGTAAAGATTGAGTCAATGGACCAAACGTTTCAAATTGATGATATAAAAGCAACAAACCTTTTAACAAAT